TAGGTCTCCTTGTATACTTGAGAAAAAGTCAAAAGCCTCATCTTTTAATGCTTCCATTTGAGTTATGTTAGCTTTCTCAGCTCCCATCATAGCTCCGAATACATCATCAAACATTCCCTGTTGTGCAGTAGCATAGCCTATAAGACCTCTACCGCCTCCACCAGCTCCTCCAAATCCAGAGGCTCCAGCTGCAGTTGAGGCAGAAGGTATACCCATATAAGATTGTTGACCACCAGAGATTGCACTTGCTATATCTTGTCTGCCTTGTTGCTTAGTTATATCTAATAGAGCAGTACTAAACTCTGGAATAACATCCTCGAATGCGCTCCAGTCATACTGACTCATATCAATTCCAGGCAATAACTCATCAAGAGTCATAGACCCAGCGTTTTCTGATGTTGTTATATTATAATCAGGCATTATAGTTCTCCATATCCTTTAGTATACCAATTATTATTCATTAAAGATGAATACTTATCTGCACCACTAAACGTTTGTTTAATACCAAAAAGTCCTTGAGAAGTTTGCATTGGATTATGTATCTGTTTTCGGTATGCTTCTTGAAGAGAATTTGTCCTAGATAAATCATTTAGCATCTTTTCATACCCTAAAGGTGGTTTATTCATTAAACCCTCAATTCTATCTGCTTCTTCTAACATTGCTGGGTTTGGAAATCTTGGTGCATCCATTCCTTTATAGGGATTATTTCTTTCTGCTAGTCCCTCACCATGTCCAAAGTTCATCCAATCATCTTGTATAGCCACTAATTCACCTGGGTCATTAAATCCTTGCCTAGCATTAGTCTCCATGTAATCTACATTACTACTAACAGGAACATATGGTTGAATCATTGTTCGCTGTTTGTGAAAATGTTCATCTGGAGTACCAGCCTTTGTATACATACCCGGCGAACCACGTAAAGTTTTTCCAGCTCCATAAGAAGAAGGTGATGCTCCCATAGCTCTCTCAGCAGGAGGCAACACTCCGAAACTATCAGGTATTCTTCTATCACCACTAGCGGAAACCCATATATCATCTTTTTGTATACCACCTTGAGCAAAGTCACCGAACTGACCAGACGCTGAACCTTCTCCAGCTATTCTAGTAGGTTGACCAAGGTCTTGCCCTAACTGTTGATTCATATATTCCATATCAACCTTTGGGACTGTGGGTAATTTAGGAGAAGTTAATGCTTCATCTGAATACTTCATTGCCTCTCCGAAACTTAAACCTTCACGCTTTGCTGACCAGTCTTTCAATGACTCTGTACTAAGTAATTGTTTTCTAGCATCTTTACCGCTTTCAGTAAATGCGCTAAGATAATCTTGAGTCGTCAACTCTCCACCAGTTTCACGCATACTCTTAATTCTTTCACTTACACCTTTTGATGTAGCACCTTTTAAATCTCCTAATAGAGAAGAACCAACTGCTTTCAATCCAGATTTATACGCATCTTGTTTCATCATATCATCAAGAGATTCAAGTTGTAAATCTTTTTGAGACTCCATTGCTTCGGTAGCTCCTCTATCAAACCTCATTCCTTTTTCACCAGAGACTGTGCCAGCCATATGTTTTTTCATTAAGTCTTCTGACTCACCAACGCTAACACTTCCAGCTCCCATCTCTGCACCTTTAGCTCCTCCATAAGCAGTAAGTAATCCTTTAGCTCCAGCTTTTAATACAGGAACTCCCTTAGCGGCTTTATACAAAGAGCCTAACCCTGGAGCAAACACATTTAATAGTGCTGTTGTTCCCCAGTCAGCTAATACTGGTGCGGCAAGTTTTCCTAGCCAGCCTCCCCAGGCTCCTTTTCTACCCTTCTTAGACATTTGTTTACCCATATCTGCTTGAGATGCGGCTAAAGCTTTTTGAACGTCCATACGTTCTTGATTTATTTTAAGCATGGCAGCTCTTGGGTCTAGTGCCATAATAATCTCCTTTAAGTTATATTAAACAACCATATTGAAGTATAGTTGCTATCGTTTAATGCATTAGTAGGGTCAATTGACAAGGCAATAACATCACCCTTATTAAATGTAGATGTAGCTGTAAATTCAAACTCGTAGCTAGTATCAGCTGCCGCCATATTAACAGTAACAGTCTCGGTAGCAGTGCCACTTGGGTCGGTAGTAGTATCAGTTGCCTTATGAAATCCCATAACAGAGCTACCTCCAGCAGTTTCAGTTCTAGCTAACACCTTTAAAAGTATGCCATCGTATGGAGCTATAAGCTTTTGATGAACAGCGATAGTTGTACCTGTAGTAGCCCTTCCCCAGCCTAAATAATGCTTACCAGTTTCAGTTGATGAGTAATTATGATTAAACCAATAAACTTGATTACCATATATATCACCTGACGCATTAATATTTCCAGACACATTTAAATCTTTATCTACTTGTTGATTGCCATCTGAACTTAAATATGTTTTCCATAGCTTACCACCTTGCTTTATCATTAAAGATAAAGATTCTCCAAATTTTTTACTTATACTTATTTGTCCATCTATCATTCTACTATTAGATGCATTAATATTATTTGATATTAAATCTTGTTTTAAATTTAAAATTTTTCTTAAATTTCTATCCATCAGATACAATCTTTCCTCTAATGGGTCTCCACTCTACTGTAATGTCATTTATTTCTGTGTATGAACTAGTGCTAGGCTTATATCTAAACTGAATACTTTGACAAGATACAATTGAAGGCAACGATAATTTTTTTGTTTTCCACTCAACCTTAAATATCTGATTTGTTGAACTTAAACTATATGGCCCAGTACCAAATATGCCTCTCTCAACTGTTAATGTACTACCAGATATATGCTTAACAATCATATACTCACCAGTTGTTAGAATTAAATCTCCAATGCTAAATGCGCCAACATAGTCCACTGCAAAAGAATTTGCGGTATAGTCAGCAGATACAGCGCTTCCATCAATTGTATTATCAGTGCTCCCATCAGCCTGCTTTACGACAGTACTTGTGTCTGTTATATATGAACTTATATCAGTCCATTTATTCTTACCATTAGTAGAATACTGAAAATTAACAGCACTATTAGAATTAAGTGCTTGTCTATACGTTACCGATATTGAATAGACTTTCTTTGTAATGCCGGGCATACCAAAATCTAAATCTTTTGTTACAAACTCTTGATTTGCATGATGAATCCCAGGAGATATATATTTTTGTATCTCTATTGCATCATCATCTGAATCATCTACTTCCCTAGCTACAATTAAATTGTTATTCCAATCCTGGGAAAAGTTTGAATAATACCTACTATCTGCAAACATAGCATCATTAACAGTCCATGCCTGTGAATTAAAATTAAATAAAAAAGCAATATTACTTTGAACTGTTGAGTCATTGGGTGAGCGCATAATTATTAAAGTATTATTAATAGAATCATACCCAACCATAACATCTTTAACATTACTGCTACCAGTTACAAAATCATTCCAAGGCATCAGATGATTAGTACTAGTTACACCAACCTTGCCATCTAATAAATTAGAAACACCCTCACCATTATATAAAAAACAACCTTTTTCGTTAGCCCATGCTACACCAAATTCTGTTTTACATACACTAAACTTATGAGAAATACCTACGTGAGGCATTGAACTTTCCAGAAACCACGAAGCTGGATTTGGACTGCTAATATTTATTATATGAAGCTTGCCAGGTTTAAATGCTAATAACCTATCAGCATACTCCTCTAATGCTACATATTCTCCGTAGTCTCCCTTTGATACATCTATAAAATTAGACTCTAAAAATGTATCAAATTTATTTATTTCAGAATACATTATCCTATCTCCATAATGTATAATCTCATTATTTACATTTTTAATTCTAACATTAGCTATAAAAGTTCTCCTATTAGCCACGACAGAAGCTTTATATAACTCACCTTGCGAACCAATAGATATAAATTTTTCTTCTGAACTAAATCCATTAAGAGAAGAATAGGTATCTATGTTTGGCCCTTCTGAATATAGGCTAGATACATAGAACCCATCAGCACTGGTAGTGTTAAAGCTCCAAGATGTATATTTATCCAACATAGAAAGCCTGACTCCATCTACTATATCTATTTCAGCAAATAAAGTAAGAGGTTCTTTAGAGTCTTTTTCTCTTATATAAAATCTTCCTCCACTAATTCTCCCATTGTAAGCGACATCAGCATACACTGAAACTTTTAATCTTTTATTTCCAGTGGTATTAGCTAATGAAGCTTTCGCAACGGAAGCTGCCCCATCACCTACAGCAACTGGTAAAGACTCTTGACTCCCATCATATATAAATGTTTGATAAAATTCCCAGCTATTAGATGGCCAAAGACCAGCGGTAGAATCTTCTGTAACTGCTATATTAAAAGCTGCACCCCTCACTACAATTGGAGTAAGGTTGTCTGCGTAGGTATTAGCAGTTGTTCCGCCATAACTTCTTTTAAATACTACAGAATTAAAATTAAAAGCAGGTCTATTAACTAATAAAAATTCTTGAGGTAACACAGTTAAATCATTAGTCCCTATTGAAACAACATCTCCAGGACTTAATTGGTCATTAGCATTAGTTGCTCCGCTATCCTCAAATCCTATATTTGCTTCAGATGTTGAGATAGCAACACTTGGGCTGTCAACTTGTAAATCAGATGTACCATTCCTTAATATGTATTTATTACCTCTTACAATATTGGTATTTTCTACATGGTAATTAGCTGCTACAGTAGAAGTATGATTAGAGGTAAGTATTCCAAATGAAACTCCAGCAGAGTTAGCTGGTGGTCTTAAATTATTTGGATGTTCTTGCCATTCATTGAAAGATAATCCCTCGTCTAAACCAAATTGATTTCTTTGTATATACCCATACCATTTATTAATAGATGGATTCTGCTCATTTGTATTACAAACTCTTAAACCTTCGTCAACAAAATGGAATATATATTTACTATCACTTCCTGATATCGTTGGAGTGACAGCTCTCTGAGTCCACCCATCATTTTCGTTGGCTGGAGTGGAAACTGAACTATAAGACCATACGTCTATTCCTCCAGCAGGGTTATCCAATGCTTTTAATGAAAAATTATCAAGATAAGCTGTCATCTCTGTAGATACAGCAAAATCAATTATAATTTTTGAATGAACTGCAGTGCCCTGGTATACAAAATCAAAACTATCTGTTCTCGCAGAAGTATTTGCGGTATATGTATTCTTGTCAGATTGTAGAGTGTGAGAATCATTACAAAAACCAACTGTCATTGTGCCCTTGGAATAGTCCTCAATTTCCACTGAATAACTCAATCTATATGTCCTACCAATTGACATAGCTTCACCGCTTCCACCATCATTGTCTTCCCAGTTAGCACCATCCAGAAGAGCCCATTGCCTATTAGAACCATCATCATCTGGCCCAAGTTCTAAATATGGTTCAGTAAAATAAGTACCTTCAGTAGCTCCAGCAGTACTAGCATTATTATATCCATCCACAGCATTGGAGCCAGAGCCATTAACCCAATCAATTCCAGTTGTAGAAGCAAATGTTCTGTTATTCACTTCACTTATTTGCTCTCCATCAACTTCGTCAGCCCTGCCCAATGCTACAAGCTTATCACCAGACCCTCTTTGGACATCTATATTTACAGCTACATCACTAGTAGCCTCTGTTGTTAGGCCCCTACCTCTCAATACATAATGTACATCTTTCCCAGCGCTACCTACGGTCTCTTCGCCTAAAATCCTGTCTAAGACAGTGTATACGCCATCATTACTATCTGAGCCACTAATTCTTATAGTATCTCCTATAATTATCTTATTAGATGTATAAGTTGCATGGTCTTCTCCACCAACTAATGTCATATATTGTTGATTCGGAGTCGCCATTATCCGCTCTCAGTGTTTTCTACATAAGTTGATGGGTCAGAAAATCCAGAACTTGAACGAGTACTAGGCTGAGTAAATTTTATTTCTCCATCAGTAGCTGCACTACTATCAACGGTTTGATGGGTAACTGAATAAGTGTAACTGTTCTCATGGTCTGATTCAAAGTAAAATAAATTATAACCTCCAGATCCACTTAGCCTAGCTTTATTTAAATCAGAGCCACCTCTTTTAGATATATAAATACTATTTGGCAACATACCTCCACCA